ACTGGTGTATCTAAAATAGGACAAGGTTTAAATGCTGACGCATTAAATAGTAAAACATCAACTGGTTTGAACCAAGTAATGAGCCAAGCACAACAAAGAGTAGAGTTTATTGCTAGAACATTTGCACATACTGGTATTAATGATTTAGGTAAAAAGATACTTGAGTGTGTTGTTAAATATCAAAACAAAGAGGACATAGTACGCATTAGAAATAAGTTTGTGCCTTACAAACCTTATGAGTGGAAAGATAGATGTGATATATCTATTACATCTGGTCTAGGCACTGGTAATCAAGACCAACAGATGATTTTCTTAAATAATATTTTAGAACGTCAAGTACAAGCACTGACAACGCAAGGCAATCCGTCAGCACCATTAGTAAATCTAAGTAAAATTTATAACACATTAGAAATGATGGTTGAGAGTGCAGGTCTTAAAAATGTTGATTTATTCTTCTTAAACCCAGAGGAAAACCCAATACCAGAGGAAGAACCTGCTGAACCTACTGAGTTTGAAAAAGTATCTATGGCTCAAATTGAGGGTGAGAACAAACGTAAACTTGCAGAGCTAGAACTTAAATACAAAGAACAAGAACTAAAACATAAAAAGATTATGTTAGACTTTGAAACAAAAGTACAAGAACTAGAACTACAATATAGTAAAAACATAGACCAAGAAGAAATTAAAAGACAAACTAAATTATCAGTTGAGGCTATGAAACAAATTGGTGGGTTTGCAAAAGGCAATATGCCTCAACCAAACATACCACCTAATGACCCAATGAATGTTCCTATGCCACCGCAAGGTATAACACCGCCAGTTGCACCTGCTGAACCACAATTAACACAACCAAATATACAGAACGCAGATTTTAAATTACCAAACGAATAAAATTTAATAATTTATGAGTGATGAAGAAATAAGCAGAGGTCATAAAGCAAAACAGTTGCTTGATGAACCTTTAATTAAAGAGGCTTTTGATAAATTAGAAGCTCTTTACAAAGAAGAAATATTTTTAACTAAAGTAGATGAGGACAAAGAACGTACCAACATCTATTTATGTTATAACACTTTGACAACTGTAAAAGCACATCTGCTAGAAATAATGCAGACTGGCGAATTAGCAGAACAAAGTAAACAAGCACCCAAAGTATTCTAGGTCAACCCATAAGGGAACTGATGAATCTATTTAACAATGATGTTGAATAGTTAAGAAAGGAATCATCATGGAAAATGATGGCTCATTAGAAAGCACTGCTAACCAGATAGTAGGCTTATTAAATCAAAGTAATGTTGCAAACAGTGAACTTGATAAAATAGGTGAAACATCTGATGTGCAAAACTCTGAACAACAAGTCGCAGAGGCAGAACTAGAACAACCAAACACTGAACAACCGAGTGACTCGGATTTGGCAGTAGTTGATGAAAGTATTGCTGAAAGTGAACAGTTATCTGATGTTGAACAGACAGAACAACCTACTCAAGAAACATCTGAGCAAGAACCAGAACCAACTTATTATACAGTCAAGGTTCAAGGTCAAGATTATGATGTCAGTCTTGAAGAACTAAAGGCAGGTTATAGTAGAGATAACGATTATAGAATTAAGACTGAAACACTGGCTATTGAAAGAAATCAGTTCAAAGAAGAACAAGCTAAACAACAAGAAGTCTTATCTGAAAAACTAGCACAACTAGACCAAATGCAGACTCATGCAAAACAACAACTGCAAGTTGACGCACAAGGTTTAGACGAGTTAATGCAAAGAGACCCAGTAGAGGGTATGAGAAAAAGGCATGAACTGGAAAAAAGGGCAAGAGACATACATCAACGTAATGCTTATATAGAACAACAAAAATCTAATGAGCATACTAAGTTCATACAAGACGAACAAAAAAAGATGTATTTATCAATCCCAGAATTAAAGAACCCAGAGACTCGTGATGGTTTTAACAAAAACTTAGTTAATTATTTGCAAGAGTTAGATTTCTCGCAAGATGAAATAAGTCAAGTTAATGACCATAGATATGTCAAGTTAATTGCTGATGGCATGAAATATAGAGCTTTACAAAAACGTAAGCCTCAACTGAAACAAAAGGTTGCAGGTGCAACACCAGTATTAAAAGGTGGTGTTGTTACAAGTAAAGAAACTAAAAATGCTAGAGCAAAACAAGATAAGATGACAAGGTTTAAAAAGACTGGTTCTATCGAAGATGCAACTGACATTTTAAAAGGCTTGTTTGAGTAATAATTCTTTTTTTTAAACTAAACAAAGAAAAGGAATAACCGACATGGCTATAACTACAAATGCTGTCAATACGTTCCAAATTAATGCAGGTTTAAAAGACGATTTATCAGAGACTATCTCTAACATATCGCCTTTTGATACCCCATTTTTGAGTTCATTGGCAAAATCAAAAGCTACTTCTACTAAAATGGAATGGCTAAAAGATGCACTAGACACACCTGCATCAACAAACAAACAGTTAGAGGGTGATAATTACACTGCTACTGCACAAAATGACATGACAAGACTTGACAATATGTGTCAAATCTCTGCAAAGGCTTTTGCTGTATCTGGTACTCAGAACGCAACAGACCATGCAGGAATGTCAACGTACAGTGCTTACGTTCTAGCAAAATCTGGTAAGGCTTTAAGAACTGACCAAGAAACATCATTGTTTCAAAATGGTGCTAAAGCTACTGGTAACACTACAACTGCAAGAGCATTAGCAGGAGTCAATTCTTGGATTTCTGATAATACGTCTAAAGGTACTGGTGGTGGTGATGCAAACGGAACTGGCGGTAACGCTAGAACTGATGCCTCAACTGCTAACAGACGAGCATTAACGGAAGATATGCTTAAAGCAGTAGTAAAATCTGTATGGGATAATGGTGGAGATGCTACAAAAATTTATTGTGGTTCATTCAACAAACAAAAAATCTCATCAGCCTTTACTGGTGGTGCACAAATCCAAGCAGATGCAAAAGATAAAACTCTACACACATCAATTTCAGTTTATGAAAGTGATTTTGGGTCTTTATCAATTACACCTGCAAGACACATGAGAACTAGAGACTTATTAGTTCTTGACCCATCTTTATGGGGTCTTGGAGTATTAAGAGACTATGCAGTCGATAAACTTGCAAAAATCTCTGACTCTGAGTCATACCTATTAACAACTGAGTACACACTAATGTGTAAAAACCCAGTTGGTAATGGTGGAGTGTTTGATTTAACAGACGCATAAACAATAATAGTGGGGTGGCTTATAGCCACCCTGCTATCTTTAGGAATTTTAAATATTATGGAATATAGAGATAAAAAAACTGACAAAATGTCAACGTCAGCAACATCATCACAATCACCTGCGATTGCAGAGGGTATAATGGTAGTGCGTATTGTAACTACTGTTGACTCACATTATGCAATAGGTGTGAACCCAACTGCTACTGACTCTGACGCATTTATACCTGCTAAGTCAGAATTTTTTGTGGGCATATCATCTGGTGAGAAAGTTGCAGTCAGAACTGTAACTGGTGGTGGCACTGCTTTCATAACATCATTAACGAGGTAAATATTATGGCAATAGGTGGCTATCCAACAGCATTTAAACTAGGTGATACTCAAAGTGTATCAGTGGGTGCAAGTTCAACACAATCAACTGCACTAGATAACAATATGTGTTATTACAGAGTAATTTCATCATGCGATACTCATATTGAGATTGGTGAGAATCCAACTGCAACAACTGGTTCAACTTTACTACCTGCATACACAACTGAATATTTTTTCATACCAGAAAGCATGAAAATTGCAGTTCTTAAATTTGGTTCACAAACTGGAACTTGCTACATATCAGATTGTACTAGATAAATGTTAGGTGGGAAATTATCACAACTCAGAACTATAAGAACTTCATCTGCAAGGTATAGACAAAAAAGAGTTGATGTCAGTGGTTTTAATTTACAAGGCACTGAGGGTGCTAATAGTTTTAATTTATTATTAGATGATGGCAATAACATCATTATTGAATCTGGTCATCTTTATAATCTTGATACTGGAACACCTATATTATCATAATGGCTCAAGACGGAATACATCTACCCACTAAAAAGTTTAAAGATAATTACTCAAACATTTTTAGAAAAAAGCAAAAAACTAAAAAGAAAAAATCACAATTAAAAGAGCAATGGGAAAAAATATGAGTTTGCTTGATAGAATTTATGAATGGTTAATGGGTGAACCAGTAATACAAAACCCACCACTAAAAGTAATTAAGAAAAAAAAGAAAAAGAAAAATGGCAAAGCAAAAGATAAATAATTTTTCTTCTCATGTTAAAATTAATAAACGAACTTCTATTGGCAACCCCAACCGAACAAAATTAAAAACTTCTTCAATGAACAAACACAAAAGACTAAGTAAAGGAATCTAAATGACTGATAAAAAAATTAGCGACTTAACATCTCTGACCTCTGGGCAAATAGCCAATGATGATGTTATAGTTGTAAATGATACATCAACAACAACTACAAAAAAAACAACAGTTAGTGAATTTCAAACATTTTTAAATGTTAGTGCAAGTGATGTTGTTAATGACACTACACCACAACTAGGTGGTGATTTAGAATCTAATGGTAATGATATTCTTTTTGCTGATAGCGACAAAGCTAAGTTTGGTACAGGTAATGATTTACAAATCTACCACGATGGCTCTAATACTCATATAAAAAATAGTGGCTCAGATTTCTTTATAGCTTCTGAGGGTGCAAACAAAGATTTATATTTAAGGTCAGATGATGATGTATTCATACAATCACAAGGTGGTGAGCATGGAGTTAAAGTAGTAGGCAATGGTGCAGTAGAGCTTTATTACGACAACAATAAGAAATTTGAAACCTATGCCAGTGGAACAAAAAATGCAGGTAATCTTTGGCTAACTGAAGATAATGGAAAAGCATTACTTGGAGCAAATACAGACCTTCAAATTTTCCATGACGCTACTGATAATATCATTAACAACCATAGTGCTGACTTACACATAAAACATGGTTCTGAGTTTCAAGCAAAATTTATTCAAGACGGAGCAGTAGA